CTTGTTACCCAATGGGATTATCGTTGAGACTAAGGGATTGTTTACTGCTGCTGACAGACGTAAGCATCTCTTAGTACAAAAGCAACATCCAGATTTAGATATTAGATTCGTATTTGAAAGTAGTAGACGTAGGCTTAGCAAAATATCCAAGACAACCTATGCTGCATGGTGTGAGAAGTACGGCTTCTTGTATGCGGATAAAAAGGTACCTGAATCTTGGGTACATGAAAAGCCTAAAGCAGTTATGCCGTTGACATTTAACCCATACAAAGGAACAAAGCATGAATAATCCCATCCATAAAGATGACATCGTTTTAATTCTTCGACCTAACTTTGAGGGCGATGATTGGAATGGCACCGTAGATTTAAATTTAATGTGCATGCCCTCGGATAAATTAAACGAAGACTCGTATCGTGAGTTGATGGGTCTTATGCATGGAATCATTACATGCTTTCACTTACTTAATCAAGACGAAGACTTCGGTGCTATTGTTGCAGAAGAGATGGATCGTATGGTTAAGAGTGGTGAATTGCAATTCAAAGATTTGAACGAAGACCCAAGCTTTAGTAATGTAATCGATCTAACACAATGGACACAGACACGGGGGAACGCATGACAACTAAAGATGATCGTAACAAACCAGTAGATCCATTTGGAACTAAGAGAACTTCATCAACTACATCGCAAGAAATCTATGAACCTCTTACATTAAATGTTACTGGGGATACCTCCACGATAAATGTAACTAAGAAAAGATTAAATGATGCGACACCGGATGAGTGGAACAATGCTAGTAGGGGTTACAAATACCCAGAAATTGGGACGGAAGATTATTTTCAAGGGAGCCTATTCGATAAGGCAGATGAAGCTACAAAGTATTCCAGCCTTGAGGAACTATTCGGCATCCCTGAAAACCACGATGAAGTCGATGAGCCAAAGCATTACAACTACGGCAAATACGAAACCATCGATGTAATTGTAGACACACTTGGTGAATACGAAGCAATCAATTACTGCCATGGGAATGTACTTAAGTACACCATGAGAATGTGGCACAAAGGTAAACCAATCACTGACTGCAAGAAGGCACGGTGGTATCTAAACAAGATGATTGAATTGCTAGAGAAGACGGAAGGAATTAACTGGTGAGCGTAATAGTCGAAGTACATTTTGAGGTAATCTTAGATCCTGAGAGTATGCCCAATACGTACTCCGACCCAGACTACCTAGAAGAAATCATTGACGAGGCTATCCACGATGCGATGTATGACATCGGGGCAGCTAAGGTTGGTTTTGTACGTATGGACATTGAGGGATTGGAATGAACTACCACGGAATAGAGATTGATATAGCAAGAGACAGTAGGCTATCCGAGCAAGCAATGCAGTTGCTGCAGGACTATTACCTACTCACTGAGGAGAGAAGCCCACAGGAAGCGTTTGCAAGGGCTGCATTGGCTTATTCGGCAGGAGATAGGGGTCTAGCCCAACGGATATACGATTACGCCTCTAAGGGCTGGTTTATGTATGCTAGTCCTGTGCTTAGTAATGCACCAAAACAAGGTGAAAAACCCAAGGCTTTACCCATCTCCTGTTTCCTTACCTATGTGGGGGATAACTTGGATGAGTTAATTAACCATAATGCTGAGGTAGCTTGGCTATCGGTTAAAGGTGGTGGAGTAGGTGGACACTGGTCAGATGTGCGGTGTGTCAGTGATAAGGCACCCGGTCCTATCCCATTCCTCAAGGTGGTGGATAGCCAGATGACTGCATACAAACAGGGCAAGACTCGTAAAGGTAGCTATGCTGCCTACATGGATGTTAGCCACCCTGATATTGTAGAGTTCATCAACTTTAAATTACCTACAGGCGGTGACATCAATCGCAAGTGCTTTAATTTATTTAATGCAGTCAATGTGTCCGATGCATTTATGCAGGCTGTAATTGATGGCACAGACTGGGAACTTAAAGATCCATCCAACGGTGCTGTACGTGAGACTACCCCCGCACGACAACTATGGCAACGTATCTTGGAGGCACGATTCCGTACTGGTAGTCCCTACATTAACTTCATTGATACAGCTAATCGATTCCTACCACAGGAGCAGAAGGACAAGGGTCTAAAGATTCATGGTAGCAACTTGTGTAATGAGATTCACTTAGCTACCGATGAGAATCGTACAGCAGTGTGCTGCTTGTCCAGTGTCAACTTAGAGAAGTTTGATGAGTGGAAAAGCACAACCATGATTCGTGACCTGATTCGATTCTTGGATAATGTATTGCAAGTATTTATTGACAATGCACCTGACGATATATCCAAGGCACGATTCAGTGCACAGCAAGAGCGTAGCTTAGGGCTAGGTGCTATGGGATTCCACGGCTACTTGCAGAATAAGAATGTGTCATTCGAGAGTGTGGCAGCCAAGTTAATCAACCGTAACATGTTCAAATACATACAGGAGGAAGCAATCAATGAGACCAAAGTACTTGCCCAAGAAAGGGGTCCGGCACCCGATATGGTTAGGACTGGGGTACGCAATGCTCATCTTATTGCAATTGCTCCTAATGCCAATAGTTCTATTATTTGTGGGTGCTCTCCTAGTATTGAACCTATTAAGTCGAATGCTTACGTTCATCGTACAAGGGCTGGTTCGCATCTCGTCAAGAGCGACAGCTTGGCTAGGGTATTAAAAGAACACGAGCAAGATACCGATGAGGTGTGGGGGTCTATCATCATGAATGAAGGTTCCGTACAGCACTTGCCATTCTTAACCGATGATGAGAAGAGCGTATTCAAGACAGCCTTTGAACTAGATCAGGGTTGGGTCATTGAACATGCAGCAGATAGACAGCCATTCATTTGCCAAGGGCAGTCTGTCAATCTGTTCTTCCCGGCAGGTAGCAATAAGTCGTATGTCAATTCCGTACACTTGCGTGCATGGAAGGCAGGACTAAAAGGGCTGTACTACTTACGTACTAGTGCAGGTGTGCAAGCTGACAAGGTAGGTCTTAAGGTAGAGCGTGATGCACTTAAGGATGCCGAGGAGTGCATATCCTGTCATGGTTAAACCTGTACGTAAGGTGTTTAGCAAAGCTTTGTTTGACGAGACAGACACATCAGCTAGAGCAGCAGCTAAGCGGTACTGGGAATCTCTTGGGCACACAGTCGAAGATCACCCAGACCGTTACGCTGTAGATCTAATTGTAGATACTGGCAGTGAAACATTTTATTGTGAAGTAGAAATCAAGAAGGTATGGCAGGGTGCTACATTTAAGTACGACACCTTGCAGATACCAGAAAGAAAGTCTAAGTTCGCTAAGCTAGATAAGCCTGCGTACTTTATGGTATTCAACGATGAGAAGACACATGCATTTGTGTGCCCGTCCAGTATACTGTTAAGCTCACCAGTAGTAGAGGTACCTAACAAGTATGTCTACAAAGGTGAATTGTTTTTCCAAGTACCAATCAATTTAATATCATTAGTAGAGATACCAAATGGCAACTAGAAAACATGACGATCAGACAGCAGAAGATCGTATTGATAATGTACTACTAGACAATAGTATATTTTATCTATACGGTGACATTGAAGATGATAATGTCAGCAAGTGTATCAAGTGGCTTACCTATGAGAATGTAGATAAGAAAGAGAGAACACTAACTCTTTACATCAACTCTCTTGGTGGGGACTTGTATCAGGCATTTGCCTTAATCGATGTGATGCGAAACAGTAATCATCCGGTGCGTACCATTGCCATTGGTGCCATTATGAGTGCAGCATTCTTGGTGTTTGCCAGCGGCAGTCGTGGTGAGAGATACATTGCTAGGAATACTAGCACGATGTGTCACCAGTTATTCGATAGCATCGAGAATAAATACCATGACATGAAGTCAGCTTTGAAAGAGGCAGACATCTGTAATGAGAAGATGATTGAGATACTGCGTGTTGCAACAGGACTTACACCGAGTAAAATTAAACAGAAGTTGTTACCTGCAAGTGATGTATTTTTAACTGCACAAGAACTCGTTGAATTAAATATAGCTGACCACATACTCTAGGAGAACACATGGCTACTGTCCCACATTATGTATTTGATAACACTATGGTTGCACTTAGAAAGGCACATGGAATTGTAGTCTGTGCTATGGATGCAGCAGGAAATAAAGTACTAGACA